AGCATCTAGCATCCAACAGGTTGCAGTTTCTTGCGACACCGCGATGGAACTAATGGACATCGTTAAAAACGACGATGTAGTAATTCAAAAGATAGAGGACCGATTGTTATTAGAACTCCGAAAGGACTTCATAGTAAAGTGCTAAAACCTAATAGGACGGAAGTAAGCCGACGCGGAACGGATCGTTCATTCGCTATTCGCAAATAGCGAACGCAAACGCCGACTGAAGGAACGCTCTTTAACCTAAACCATTAAGGAGAAACCTAATGTCAAAAGTAGTATATCGTGGTATCGAATATGATACTGCTAACCGCCCAAATCAATCATTTAAACAAGAACCGCGAGTAGAAATCTATCGTGGAACCATGTTTTATGTTGATGAAAATGGAAATAAACTTTCCATGGAGAGGTCAAAATGAAAAAACTTAATGCACTTCAACTCATTAAAGAGCAAAAGCAAAAAGAAGAGAGGCGTCGTAAAGCATCTCTTGCTACTCTGGTAGCAGCAAAATGATTTAAGAGGGGACTTGACTCCCCTCTTTTTTTTGTGTATAATTACCTTTGTCGAGGTTGATAAACATGAATCAAGAAAAGCTTAAGATTATTGTCAGAAACCTTGAGTCTCTGGTAGAATGTCTCAAGTCAGAGATTAATTCTGATGTGGATTCTTATACACAAGAACCACGATATGAAGAAATTGCACCTTACCTAAACGATTACGACGAAGTATTTTATGACGATGACGATGGATATGCTGACTGAAGAATTTGAATTTATGAAACCAGAAGTAAAACTGATTAGTGTTACTCCTGATGCAGAGAAACATATGGCATACTGTGCTAGGGTTTCTAATCCTGCTAATCAGGATAATGAAAAGTTCTCTGGTCTCCTTAAGTACTGTATTCAACATCAACACTGGAGTATCTTTGAGCAAGCAAGTATGACCGTAGAGATTAACACCACTCGCGGTCTAGCAGCTCAAATCTTACGACACCGTTCTTTCACATATCAAGAATTTTCACAACGGTATGCTGACACAAATCTTCTGAATAAAACTATTCCGCTACCAGAACTTCGTCGTCAAGACAATAAGAATCGTCAGAACTCTATTGATGACATTCCTGACTATTTGAAACTGACTCTGACCGAAGACATCCGCGTTCATTTTGAGCAGGGTCTGAGACTCTACAACCGTCTTCTGGAGAAAGGAGTAGCAAAGGAGTGCGCAAGGTTCGTACTGCCCTTGGCGACCCCCACAAGACTTTATATGACCGGTTCTGTAAGGTCATGGATACATTACATCGATCTTCGCTCTGCACACGGTACGCAGAAGGAACATATGGAGATTGCAGAACTTGTTCGTTGTATCTTTACTTGCCAGTTCCCTGCGGTATCTGAAGCACTTGGATGGACTCGTGAAGACTGTCCAGAATGCTCTGATGCTCCTTCAATTACGATTGAATAAATATCCTTACATACTATGGAGAAGTAACATTGGCAACATATCCTGTTATTAATAAACAGACTGGTGAACAAAAAGAAGTCACTTTAAGTGTTCATGATTGGGACCAGTGGAAAATAGATAATCCAGATTGGGATAGGGATTGGTCAGATCCGTCAACTTGTCCCAATTCAGGAGAAGTCGGTGAAATCTATGATAGACTTAAAAAATCTCACCCTGGATGGAATGATGTTCTATACAAAGCATCAAAAGTACCAGGATCAAATGTAAAACCAGTCTGATATGCCTAGAAAAAACACCCCTAAAAATCCAGTTCCATTTGGTATGAGCAACAGGCAAATGAAGAGAAAGAAACCAATCAATCTCGACATTATAAGAAATATTGAACCTCTTACTGACAATCAAGAAGAGTTTTTTAAATCTTATAAGTTAGATAAAAACATTGTTGCTTATGGTTGCGCTGGAACTGGTAAGACCTTTATTGCACTTTATAATGCAATCAAAGATGTTCTCGATGAAAAAAGTCCTTATGAAAAAATTTATATCGTAAGGTCTTTGGTTGCTACTCGTGAAATTGGATTCCTTCCTGGAGATCATGAAGACAAGTCAAGTCTTTATCAGATTCCATATAAGAACATGGTGAAGTACATGTTTGAAATGCCTGATGAAGCTTCTTTTGAAATGCTCTATGGAAATCTTAAAACTCAAGGTACGATTAGTTTCTGGAGCACTTCTTTTATTCGTGGTACAACTCTAGACAATGCAATCATCATTGTCGATGAGTTTCAGAATCTAAACTTTCATGAACTTGATTCAATCATTACTCGTGTGGGTGAGAATTCTAAAATTCTTTTCTGTGGTGATGCTACTCAATCCGATCTCATCAAAACAAATGAGAAAAATGGAATTGTTGATTTCATGAAGATTCTTCGAATCATGCCATCAATTGATATTATTGAATTTAGTGTGGATGATATTGTTCGTTCAGGATTTGTTAAAGAATACATTCTCGCAAAAATGGAAATCGGTGCATGACATTTATTCATCATAATTACCTAGGTGAACTTGAATTAAATAAAAAAGAGATGAATGGGATTCGTCTCTATAATCTTCCAAATGGAGATTGGGTTCCTTCAATTACTTCGGTTACTTCTTTTTACAATCGACAAATTTTTATTGATTGGAGAAATCGAGTAGGTTTAGAAGAAGCAAATCGTATTACTAAAAGAGCAACTGCAAGAGGCACTGACTTTCACCAAGTCTGTCAAGATTATCTTGAAAACAAAGAACTTGTGTGGAATGATTATCAACCCATGACAAAAATCATGTATCATCATGCAAAACCATATTTGGACAAGATAAATAATATTCATGCAATTGAGCGCACACTCTATTCAGAATATCTTGGACTTGCGGGAAGAGTCGATTGTATTGCAGAATACGAAGGTGAACTTGCTGTTATAGACTTCAAGACATCAGATAAGATTAAACCAGAAAAGTGGATTGAAAATTATTTTGTTCAAGAAATGTTTTATGCTGCTGCATATTATGAATTGACAGAAATACCTATTAAGAAACTCATTACACTTATGGTGACTCCTGGTGGAGAGGTAAAGGTATTTGACAAAAGAAACAAAGACGATTATATTAAGCTATTAGTTCGGTATATCAAAGAATTTGTACATCACAATACTAGGTCAGATGGAGAATGAATTAGAAAAAGCGTTAGAAAGTAAATTCTTCTGCCCATCAAGTTTTGCTCAAGAAATTGAAAATCTTGTTCAGGTTAATACTGAAATGAATTATATTGATGCTATTGTTTATTTCTGTGAGCAAAACAATATTGATTTGGAATCCGTTCCAAAGCTCATATCAAAACCATTGAAAGAAAAAATAAAGTATGAAGCAATGGAATTGAACTTTCTTAAAAAAACCTCCCGTGCAAAATTAATTTTTTGATGATGCCTTTTGATGCCTACAAATGTTATCTGTCTTTGAAAAATCATTTTACCAAAGACAGTTATGATTATTTTAAATATTGTGGTAAAAGTAGAGCAACCGTTCAGTCTTTTTATAAACGCAAAGACAGAATGTGGTTCGAAAAAATTTCAAGACAAAAATCAGATAAAGAAGTTCTAGAATTTTTTGTTGCCAACTTTGTCTCATGTCCTGATCCAGAAACACTTTGGATTGGGGAAATGATCAAAGAAGGGGAAGAAAGATATCAAAATTGGCAGAAGAAAGTACAGTCTCTTTCTTATGTTTTCAAAGAAGAAAGTCAATCTTTATTTGAAGAAAATAAATTTGAAGATGTTTTTAAGTGTTCAAAGGGTCATCCACCGCTTCTAAAAAAGTTCCTGAGCGGGAAAATTAGCCTAGAAACACTAGTGATATATGATAAGATATTCCTGTTCGGGAATAAGTTTGATAAGAAACTTAAAGACCCAGTGTGGGAAACCGTCAGTCGTAGAATTAAAAAATATAATCCATTTCTAAATATTGATGTATTTCGTTATCGAAAACTTTTGAAAGAAATAGTCCTGGAGGATCAATGAGTTTTTTTAGTTCCGAAGTTGTCCGAGCAGAAATGACTCAAATTGCAGAACTTCAAGAACAAATTTACGGAAACATTTTCAAGTTTCCTACAATGACCAAAGAAGAAAAACTTCAACATGTTGAAGTTCTTGAAACTCTTTTAGATAAACAAAAAGTTCTTTATACAAGAATGAGTTTATCTGATGATCCCGAAGCAGTTGAGATGAAAGAACGAGTTGTCAATTCTGCGATTATGATGGGAATGCCTCCTGGTACTGATATGACTATAATTCTCAATAACATGTCTAAGATGCTTGAGATGATGAAAGAACAGATTGACAAAACAGGTTCCGACCTGTAGAATAACGAAGTACACAAAAGCCAAATCCGTACACAATCCGAGGTAATCTAATGTCTTTTGCTGATCTTAAAAAACAATCCTCTCTTGGTTCTCTGACTTCTAAACTGGTAAAAGAAGTGGAGAAGATGAGTGCAACTTCTGGGGGTGCTGATGAGCGTCTCTGGAAACCAGAACTGGATAAAACTGGAAACGGTTTTGCAGTGATTCGTTTCCTTCCTGCACCTGAAGGAGAAGATGTTCCCTGGTCTAAAGTTTATTCCCATGGATTCCAAGGTCCTGGTGGTTGGTATATTGAGAACTCTCTGACCACTATCGGACAAAAAGATCCTGTTTCTGAGTATAACCGACAACTCTGGAATAGTGGAACCGAAGCAAACAAAGAAATCGTTCGCAAACAAAAGCGTAAACTCTCTTATTACAGCAACATTTATGTTGTGAAGGATCCTTCTAATCCTGCCAACGAAGGTAAAGTCTTCCTGTTTAAGTATGGTAAGAAGATCTTTGATAAGATCATGGAAGCAATGCAACCTGAGTTTGAGGATGAAACTCCGATCAATCCTTTTGACTTCTGGCAAGGTGCTAATTTCAAACTCAAGATCGTAAAGAAAGATGGGTATTGGAATTATGATAAGTCTGAGTTTGGTCCTGTCGAACCTCTTCTTAGTGATGATGATGCTCTTGAAGCAATCTGGAAGAAGCAATATTCTCTAGCTGCTACTATTGCACCTGATCAATTCAAGTCTTATGAAGAACTTGAGAACCGTATGAACACTGTTCTCGGTCTTAAGAATTCTTCTCCGACTCGCTCTCGTGCAGTTGTAGAACAGGAAGATGAGTTTGCTAGTTATGAGCAATCTCCTTCCGTTGAATCTAAAGTTGTAGAAGAACTAGAGCAGTCTTATGCTCGTTCTAAGTCTCCTTCTCTTCCAAAGATTACTACTGAAGATGAGGATGAAGATGATGCACTTTCTTATTTCCAGCGTCTTGCTGAAGAATGATCAAGTGTAAAGTCTAATATTGTCTCCTTTCTTTAAGGTGTCGCTCTCATACTGAGCGGCACCTTTTTTATATTTCATGAGTTCATTCATGTCATTTAAGATTACATTTAGATACCTAGGTTTAAGTACAAATATATTTCTTTTATCATTTTGAATTTTTTCTTCAAATTGATAATTTGTAATTTCTTTAGTTATATTTGTTCGATTTATTTGTCTTCCTAGGATACGATCATAATAAGTTACTGAAAAGTTGGATGGTACTCTAAGTCCCTCTGGAACTATTATGATTTCATTACTATCTTTTATTTCTTTTGTTTCATAATGATGAACCGCATTTATATTTGAGTATGTTCCATACTTATCCATCAAATAATTATCAAATGAAATTTGTGATAATGGCCATTCAGTTTGAACATTAAGTATATTATTTGACAATAAAATAATCCAATCGAGTGTAGCATCTTGATAAATTTTATACGCTACATTATCGGGTCTTTCGTTTCCAATGATTTTGTATTTTGTAAAAAATTGAAGATCTCCAAAAATATCTTCTCTTAGTTTTCCGCGTTTAAAAAGATTTTTTACAGTTCTATAGTCTGAAATGTTCTTTGCATCTGCAGTTCTATTAACATATTCAAAGTCTGGAACTTGTCTGAAGTAACTTGACATTTTAGTATCCTATTGAATGACTTGTATAATCTGTATTATAGATTGGATCAAGTTCACTAAATCTTAAAGTTAACTGGTATGAGGTCATTGTTTTATTTTCGTCATCAAAAGTCATGTAACTTCCATCTGGAGTATAATCAACATCGCAATTTAGAAGAGCGCATGTTTTTATTCTATTTAATGATTCGTGTAACTTACCATCTCCTGATTGATACTCTATTTCAAAAACATTTGGTGCTTTTAAAAATACTTCAGATGCTGCTTTTTTAACTGACATTGCTTTCTTGAAAAAATTTATAATTTTTTTTACTTGTTCTGCTTCTGGTTTATTTCTAGGTGATAATCTAAAGGTAAAATTGAATGGTCTTAATGTTGGTCCATTAAAAAGAAGTTCAAGATTGGGGTTTAAAATTGCTCCACCAGTTCTTGATAATAAGTTTTGAGCTCCTACTGCTTGTTGAGCAAAGAAAACTTGAAGTGCTTTTTTGTAACCTTTATCATTTGGACCACCAAAACCTTTTTTAAATTCTTCTGCAGCTGAATTTAAAGCTCTTGATACTTCTCCTGCAATATTTCCTCCTGATGCAGCAATATCTAACGATAAAGCTGCAGCATATGCTGTAATTGGATCTAAATTTGCTCCGCCCCAATCAACGCCATTGCTATCTGAAATTGATGGTTGAATTGGCAAAACAACAGTTCCCAATGGTTTAGAGAGATCTCTAGTTCCTAGATTAAATTTTGCATCTGCACTAATATTAATACCTGTTCTTCCTATAATTTGTTTTACACTAAACTTTATTCTATCTTGATCGTTTGAATTTATTCCTAAAGGATACCTTAAATTTACCTTTAAAGTTTCATCTATAGATTTTGATATATCGCTGTCAGGAATTGACACTGATATGTCTTGAGGTAATAGTGGTGGATCTGGAGGTTTTGTTCCTGATGTAGGATTTGCTGATGTTGAAGCTAAATTTGTCCCTAAGACTTGATTAATTTTAGCGTTTCCTCCCCCAGCAGATCCACCTATTCCTCTACTTACTACAGGAACTGCTTGCTCATTGACTGTTTTTCTTGCATTGGCAGTAAAATATTGTATTTCTTCTTTGCTTGCATTACTAGTATTTGTAAATCCACCGCTACCTACTTTTGGAATACTTCCAACATTTATAATTTCATCTTGACCTGATGCATTCTTACCTTTTCTGAATACAGTTGTCACTCCATCAGTCACAGTTACATAATATCCTTGTGCATTAACTGAATTATTTTGTATAGTTGGTTTAAAATATTGGGGTGGAGTGTCTTTATATACAGTTGCCATTAGAAATCTCCCTCAACCATAAGATGATGAGTCATCTCAATTTTTTGTAGAGTATGAGACATTTATAGATGTTTTTTATTTATTTAGTTCTAAACTTTGCATATTCGAGAGAACGAAGATAGTCAATTTCATTTTGTTTAACTTCTAATAATTTGCTATTTACTTCAAACCAAGTATAATTTCTGACTGTTCCCCAGTGAAAATTAAGTCCAGTAAATCCCCACTTTTCTATTGAAAGTGTTGCGATCAAAGGGAACTCATCATATCTTAATCCTTTTGTTTTTGCTGAGTATATAAAGGTATAATATTTTCCAACATCAGGAACGAAGTCTCCCTCACGAAAGACTTCCATAATTGTCATCATAATATCATCGGGTTCAGTATACTTGTATTTTTTTAATCTTGCTTTTAGATCATTAACTCTTTTTGAACCTGAATCAACATATTGCCCGAACCCTTTGATTTCCATTACTTTATGCCTAATTCAGATTCTGTGATTATGCGAAACTTAATTAAATGATCATCACACCATTCCTGAATTGATTTCCATTTTGATTGATTAACTGTATAAGTATTTACTTCATTAATATAGGTTTTATTTTTCTTTTTTCCTTGAACTGGAGGAACTGTTTGTTTTTTTGGTTTTATTTCTATCACATATTTTTGCGTTTTTCCATTATTTTCAAGAACTTCAATAATAAAATCTGGAAAGTATCTACATACTTTTTGTTTTACTGGATTATAATATGGAATACAAAATTCTTCTGATCCATACCTTAATACATTAGGTGAGCGATCACACCACTGCATAAATTTTAGTTCCCAACTACTTCTATACACTATATTTTGGGAGTTTCCAATATATTTTTCTGGATTTTTTGGATGAAAATATCCCTGATGATACTTGGAGTCACGAGGCATTTTTCCAACCTTTATGAGATTTTCTTTTTCCAGATAAGACCTGACCTAGATGTGTTGGATTTAAATTTAATTTTTTGCATATGTGGGATATGCATTTAAATTCTACCACTTTTCCATCTTTTGATATTATTTTTCCTCCTTTCTGAAACTGTGGATATTCGCAGCCTATATTATGTGCAGGATTTCCTTTTCTTTTTTTTGAAGAAGACTCAATTGCTTTTTTCATATTTCTTCCTTTTGCAATTTCACTCATTTGTTTTTTAGTTTCATCTGAGTGTTTTTTGCCTAACATTCCGGAAAAATGGTTTCCGGAAATATATTCATACGTTTCGGATAAAATGGTTGCTCCATTAACATTGAATGTTTCACACAATTTAGTTGTATCCCAAATATACGAATGTGTTTTTATCTTTTTCATATACATAATATATAAGTAAAAATATTTATAGGCAAATGCCTTCAGGTCAAACACCAAAATTTAATCCAACTTCGGAACTTAAGTCAAAGATATTAAGACCTGCATTAACTTCCCATTATGCAGTTTATTTTAATACTTCAGAAATTAAAAATAAAGCTGCAAAATTTTTTGGTGATCGACAGTCTGATATTGATCCAGAACTTTTAACTCTTTCTTGCTCCGAAGCGTCTCTTCCAGGATCTTCTTTAGCAACTCATGAAATTAATAATGATTTCACTGGTGTGACTGAGAGACATGTTTACAGAAGACAATATGATGATAGAATAGATTTTACTTTTTATGTTGATCATGATTATAAGATCATCAAATTTTTTGAAACTTGGATGTCTTGGTCTGTAGGTGAAGATCAATATAAAGATCAAGCAAAAAGAAATTATTACTACAGAGTAAAATTTCCAGATGATTATAGAGTTGATATGTATGTGCAAAAATTTGAAAAAGATTTTGATAAATTTGTTGAGTATACTTTTATTGGCGCATATCCAATCTCAATTAATTCAATGCCAGTATCTTATGACTCTTCACAATTGTTGAAATGTACAGTATCTTTCAGTTACATCAGATATTTTATGAATAATATAAACACTATTAATACTAGTAATGGTAACGAAAGCCCATTACAAAATAATTTTGGTTTACAGCAACTCCCTGGAAATGTTGGTGGATTTGTTGGAGCTGGATTTGAGGGATTTGCGCCACCAAATATTGCTTAATAAATAATCACACTGAAACATCTATAGGTCATTATGCCTTTACCAAAGATCTCTACACCAACATATGAGTTGGAACTTCCTTCTACTGGAAAAGAAATTCAATATAGACCTTTTTTAGTTAAGGAAGAAAAACTTCTTGTTCTTGCATTAGAAAGCGAGAATACCAAAGAGATTACAACAGCAATTAAAAATGTAATTAAAAGTTGTATTCTAACAAAAAATATTAAAGTAGAATCGTTACCTACTTTTGATATTGAATATCTCTTTTTAAATATTCGAGGTAAATCTGTAGGAGAAGAAGTCGAAGTTAATATTATTTGTCCGGATGATGGGGAAACTTATGTTTCCGTAAAAATTAATATTGATGAAATCAAAATTCAAAAGAATGAAGATCATACAAATAAAATTAAAGTAGATGATAATATTATTATGGAAATGAAATATCCTTCATTGGATCAATTCATTAAAAATAATTTTGATTTTTCTGGTGATGCAAATATGGATCAATCTTTTGATCTTGTTGCAAGTTGTATTGATAAAATTTATACTGAAGATGAAATTTGGGTTTCTGGCGATGTCACTAAGAAAGAACTTATTGACTTTTTAGAACAAATGAATTCGTCTCAGTTCAAGCAGATTGAAAAGTTCTTTGAAACAATGCCTAAACTTTCGCATTCAGTGAAGGTTAAGAATCCAAAAACTGAAGTTGAGAGTGAAGTTGTTCTGGAGGGTTTATCCAGTTTTTTCGCATAAGTATGGTCCATATGGACCTTGAAAATTTTTATAAGTTGAACTTTGCTTTGATTCAGTATCATAAATATTCATTATGGGAAATTGAAAACATGATGCCTTGGGAAAGGGATGTTTATGTTGCAATGTTGAAAAATTATCTAGAAGAAGAAAAAACAAAACAGCAACAAAATGGGACCTGACGATCTGGACGACCTACTTGCAAGTATAAGAGCGGAAGCTAAGAAAGAATCCGCTCTTGCTTTGTATGAAGGTACTAAAGAAACGGATCTTGTTGATGAAAATATAGATGAAAGAATTTTAAAACTTCTTGGGATAGAGGATGTTTTTGATATTGACTATGGTACATACACTTCTCTTCTGAAAGAAAAATTAGTTGCTTCAAGAAGTTTTGATAAGAAACTTTCTACTGAAGAAGATGAGTTACTTGTCAGTGAATTTAAAAGAGTAAAGGGCAAAACTGGTAGATTTAAATTAAATAAGAAAAAAATAACAGCAGAAACTATAGGTACAACTGGACCAATACAAATTTCTAGAGACAAGTTTTTTCTTGCAAGTAAAGCGATTGTTCCAGTAACTCCTACAGAAACACAAGATTCTTCTAAGGATATACAAGATATTGAAAAAGCACTGGATGATATTTTAAAAAGTTTGACACTTCAAAATAAGGAAAAGAAAAAGAGAACAGAAGAAGAGAAAAAGAAATCTGAAGATCGTAGAAGAAGACAACGCGAAGGGGATCTAGAAAAACCTCTAACTCAATTAAAGTCACTTGCAAAGAAAATTATTGCTCCAGCTCAAGGAATACTTGATCGCATCTTTAGATTTATTAAGTTTACTTTGCTTGGTTATGCATTTAATCAACTTGTAAAATGGTTTAGTGATCCTAAGAATGCAGATAAAGTAAAATCTCTTGGTAGATTTTTAAAGGATTGGTGGCCTGCATTACTGACTGCATATGGATTATTTGCTACACCTTTTGGTAAGTTTGTAAGAACTACTCTTAAAATGCTCAGAGGATTTATTCCTCAAATTGGAAGATTTATTGCTGCTAATCCTTGGTTAAGTTTATATACAGCGGCCGCTATTGGTGGAGCTGTAAAAATAAAAGAATCTGAGAGAATGAAACCTCTCACTCAGAAGTCTCAAAAAGAAATAGATAAAACATTACAAAGTAAAGAAACTCCTTGGTATCAAAAACTTGGAGCATCATTTGCAAATCAAAGTTTAAATGCTCCAGGCGGACCTAAAAATCCAATAGGGTTGCCAACTCCGTCCGCTATGTACTACAATGGGGGAGGATTAGTTGGTAAAAGATCCTTCTTTGGTGGTGGTTTAGTTGATAGGGAAATTGATGTAAATGATATTGCATTTGAAGGTGGTGGTGGAATTTCTAACGATAGTGGTGTAAAAATAACAGGTGCTGGTCCTGATACACAATTAATTGCTGCACAACCAGGTGAAGTTGTGATGTCTAAAAAGGCAGTTGATAAGCATGGAGCAAATTTCTTTTTAGATTTAAATAAAAAAGCTGGCGGAACTAATATTCCAAAGATAGCAAACAATATTCAGTTCGCTGCAGGTGGTGGAATGATTGGTTCTAACACTGTTCCTACTTCATCTAGCAGTGGGAGTGGATTTAATCCTATGCGTGGATTTATGAATTGGTGGAATCGTGGAAGAAATGTAAGAGTTCCAAATGAAAATACTGCAAAGTTTGGTGGACTTGGACAGTATGCTAGAAAAAATCCAAATCCAAAAACACTATTTGGTGACGATGCCTTACAAATTACGAGAAGTAATAAAGCATTTCAATCTGGTGCAACTGGATATCGAGGGTGGAATCCATTCAAGGCATTCACTCCAAATATGGTAAAGACCGGACCAACTCCTGCAATTCGTCAGGCAATAGAAAGACCATTAAGATCTTTCTCATCTGCTCCTAAAGTTTTAAAAGGTCTTGGTGGTGGAGTTGGTAGTGTTCTTATGGATATGGCTTTTCCTGAACCAGCATTTAGTCCAACTCTAGATGATGCTAAAAGAATGGGATTTCCTATGGGTCCACAATCCAAAGCACCTGCTCCAGGTCCTCGTGTGATCGTATCAAAAACAACTTATACAGTATTGCCACCCATTAAATCACCTACTAAAACACCTTCTATTCCGAGAGGTTCTAAAATTCCTGAGTTCATTATTTCAAGTAATAATGATTCCAGATCAAAAATTGCATTGTCATTGGGTATTTCTGATCTAGTAGGAGCATCATAATGGCAGTTATAGATTCCAAAAAACTTTTACCCCCAAGTAAAGAAAGTAGTGCAATAGAGAAACCAAAGTTTCTTGTACCTGTTAAAAGTATCTCAGTAAAAAAGATAACAGGTTCTGATTTAAAACCGGTAGATAAAAAGGGAACTGATGAACCTGGAAGTCTAGTTGTAGTTAAGAAAAAAATTATAAGTTTAAGTAAGATTATAAACAACAATCTTTTACTAGATCAAAGGGAAGCATCTACAAAAAGAAAAGAAGAAGAAAAATCTAGAAGAGAACAGAAAGAAAAAAAATTAGAAGAAAAAGTTAAAAAAAATAATATTAAATCTGATTTCATAGGATCAATTCCTGGACAAAGTATCTTTGATAGAATTAATCGTTTTATTGGATTTACTTTACTTGGTTATCTTTTCAATCAATATGGAGAATTACTTCCCAAACTTATGGAGTTTGGAAAAGTTCTTGAACCTGTAGGTAAATTTATTGAGGGATTTGCTAAAAATTTACTTCAGGGTGTGGTTGATTTTATTGATCGTGGTTATAAAGCATATGACCAAACAAGAGACTTTGTTAAACAGATTGGTGGAGAAGGAGCACAGAAGACTTTTGATGAGTTCTCAAAGAACTTAAATGTCGTATTGAATGGTGCAATTGGTGCTGCAATGTTGATTGCAAGCACTGCGCCAAAAACTCCAGGTGGATCTGCTGGTGGTTTGGGAGCAAGTGTTTCGAAAACTTTAGGTGGCGTAGTTCCAAAACCAACTGGAGGATTTGGTGCTGGAACTGCAATGACTCCCGGAAGATATCGTTTACCCGGTCAATCTAAAGCGGGTGGTGATTTTGCATCACAACTTGCAAGGAAAAAATTAACATTTGAACAATCAGTCGCTGCTCAACAAGCGGCAAAACAAACAACAAAACAGTTAGCAACTCAAGGTGCAAAACAATCTTTGAAATCATTGGTTGCTGTACCAGTTATTGGATCATTAATTGGTTTTATTATTGATACTGTTGTGTTTCGTGAAAAACCATCTAGAGCAGCTGCTGGTGCAGTGGGAAGTGCTATAGGACAAGGAATTGGTATTGCTCTTGCTGGAGGAACAACATTTGGACTTGGTGCTGGTGTTGGAATGTTTGTTGGTGGTTTTGCTGGCGATTGGATTGGTAAAGCTTTATATGACACTGTTGTTGGTTATAATACAAAACCAGTTCAAGCAAAAGCGCAAGGTGGAACTGTTAGTGGAAGAAATCAATCTTTATCTAAACCTAGTAGAAGACTTAAAACTATACCAAGAAAAACTCCACCAAAAATTCAGTCTCAAAAAACACAACCAGGAAAAGATTCTGGCGGTAAATTAAGAATCGAAGAGTTATATGGAACAGATGAACCAGGGAAGAAAAGCGCATTAAGAGCACTGAAGAGAAGTTCTGAAGATGTGAAGAAGATGAGGTCTATCAATGGACTCGCTGGTGCAATGTTTGGTGCTGGCATTGACATGACCCTCGGACAAAAACCAGATAAGAAACTTGCAAGATCAATCGGTGATGTATTTGGTTCTGTTGTTGAGAATGCAGTAAACATGGAACTTAATAATTCTTTTGGTGATATTTCCAAAACCATTGCGATGGCAAATGGTGGATCTGTTCCAACAAAGCAACTTGGAAGTGGGTTAAGTATTGGAGAAAGAATTGGTAGATTTATTTCTAATGCTCTTGCAATTTCTATTGAGAGTTCTGCATCAAAAATACTTCAGAACTTAAATAGAGAATTGAATTTGGATGGTAAAGATACTGTTCCTGGAGTTACACCGGGAGATTCATTAGATGGTGTGGATGGAATAGATGTAAAAGGTGAGGTTATTGGATATGTTGGTTCAACTGGATACTCGACAGGTCCCCATATTCACTTTGAAAATTTGACAGGTGCTAAAACAGATCTTCCAAGCAATGTTAGAGATAATATTATTGTTGGTGGTAAACCAATGAGTTCTTGGGTTATTACTTCTGGTCCGGGTCCAAGATGGGGGAAAACACACGCAGGTGAAGATTGGGCAATGCCCGAAGGGAAGCCAATCAAACTAACTGGAGGTCTTAAGTTTGTAAAGTATGTTAAAGAAGGTACAGATCCGAGATATGATGGGTATGGAAATGTAACAATCATCCAAGATCAAAGAGGAACCTTATATCTTCTTGGACATTTAAGTGGAGGACCTGCAAATCCACAAAAAATTCTTGAGTACCAAAGACAACAAGCAACAGTTGTTCCTCCAGATTTACAAGGAACAGGAAAAAAGATTTCTGGACAAGCAAGTTATTATGGGGGACCAAATGATAGTTATTGGGAAGGAAGACAAACTGCTAGTGGTGAAATTTTTGATTCTAAAAAAATGACAGCTGCAATGATTAGTCCTGGATTTGACGGCAGACAACCATTTTGGGCAAAAGTTACAAACAATGCAAATGGTAAGAGTGTTGTAGTTAGAGTTAATGACACTGGTGGATTTGATAAACTTGGTAGAATAATAGATTTGAGTCATGGTGCATTTGGTAAAATAGCAAGTCACTCTACTGGAGTTATCAATGTAACTGTAGAAAAATTAAGATCTGCTCCTAAACAAAATCCACCAGGACAACCAAACCAACCACCAACATCAACACCTTCACCAATAGGTAACAAAGGAGTTGTTTATGACCCAGAAACAGGTAAATTTATTAAAAAAGGTGGAGGATTCTTAGGAACAAATCAAGAAATTTCTGTTACAGATGCATCAAATACATATCTCAGAGCAACTGTTAAAGAATTTGGATTGGGTAGTGGAACAAAAGAAGGTGAGAAAAAAAGAGCAGCAGATGGAAGTTATTATGAATGGAGAAATGGTAAATGGTTATTGTGGAACTCAGCAGGACCTGGAGCAAACGCTTCATTGTCACCAATTCAACCAACTTCTTCTACAGTTGCTTTTGCAAATAGTGACATAAGAAAGACGGATACTTCGGACACAATTTACTTTATTGAAAAAGTTGCTTTTGTCCCAATAGAAACACCTGTACCCGTGGTGTAAATAGTAATACGGTAAATAACAACTATGCCTGGAAGTAAGGAAGCATCTACAGCAAATCTATTTGAAATATCATCAAACACTGGTGGCAGTTCTTTTGATGTGAGAACTGGTGCTCCTAGAATTGAGTATCGTGAAAGTATGATTGATCATACTATTAGAATTAGTGCTGCCGTTGTTGACACTGGACAATCTGGACTTTCTGCAGCAGAAGCACTTAAACTTCAGGGAGGAGAAAAGGTTTCCTTCAAGTACACTGATGCTGTAGGAAATGTTTTAGATTTTTCTGACGGAAATTCATTAAGATTGTCTCATAAAAACTTTGAAACAAGATCTTTTAAGTCATCTAGTTTTATTGCTCAAATTGTTTCTAAAGAGTTTTTAGATAATAAACTTTTAAAGAATAGAGTAACGAAAAGATATAGCGGTAAAATTTCCAAGACAGTTGAAAGTATTCTGAAGGATGATTTAAAAACAGATAAGAAGTTAGACATTAGTGAAACTCTAAATACTTTTTCTGATTTTGGATTAAGAAAAGAACCATTTGAAGTTATCTTAGAACTTCAACCAATCGCAATTCCAACGGTAGGTGGAAAGACTGCTGGATTTTTCTTTTGGCAAACTGCAAAAGGATTTCATTTCAAATCTGCAGATGAGATATTTAAGGGGAAACCAATCAAGAAATATATCTATAACTTTAAAGTTGATGAAGAAATACCAGCAGGATATGATGATAAAATCTTAGATGCAAATGCAGTAAGAGTTGCTGATGTTGAAAAGCAGTTAGACTATAGTGCCTTTGGATCTGTTACAGAAACTTTTGATTTTACCAAATTTGTTTATGAAAAAAATTCTCCTTTGATTGCTGAAGATGCTGGAAAAGTTTTAGCAGGTTTAGATCTTCCTGATTATACCGAATATACAAAACAACCAACTAATTTCTTTGCTTCTCCAAAATCTATTGGTATGGCATATGGAACTGGTGATTCTGTGGAGCAACAGTTGAAAAAATCCAAAGAAGAAAACTTCAATGTTTCCGAAACAATAGGTCAATCAATACAAAACTATCGACAAAGATTAAACTTTATGACAGAAATCAAAATACCAGCAGACTTTAGTTTACATGCTGGAGATATTATTCAGTGCGACTTACCAGAACTGTCTACAAAGGATACTCCGATTAGAAGTCCCAAAGATAGTGGTATATATATGATATTGGAGTTATGTCATTACATTTCTCCCACACAAACTTATACTGGATTATCTCTAGTTAGAGATTCTTTTGGTGTAAAAGTTTAAGGTAACCTAAAATGGAAAGATCACTTCAACAACACATTAATGATGATAGAGATGAACTTGATAATCCTAATACAAGTTCACAGAGAAGAAGACACTTGGAAGGTGAACTTGATTCATTAGAAAAATATCAGGTTAGTCACCCAGATGATGATCATGATCCAACACCCCTGGAATTATATTGTGACGAAAATCCAGCAGCTTTAGAATGTAGAGTTTACGAAGATTAATAATGACATTTTACTCAAACAAACCTTATATCTTTGATTTTGATAAAGAGTATGAATATATTGGAATAGGTCAAATATCTGCCGAAACCTATAAACAATTTTGTATTCCTAATCGCGGTGGTGAGAAGGGAAAAGATGCTGTAGGTTGGTCTGAAAGATATAAGGTTCGTTTGTGTTTTTTAAATTCTGGAGATACTCCAGAAGATCAGTTAATTGATGCAATAAGACAGACTGATTTTCCTTCAGGGCAAGCTGGTCTACAGATGTATATGCCACTTGCTGCAGATTCTTTTGTAAATATTCATAAGAGTAGATTTAATAAGCAGTACTATATTACCAGTTTAATTAATAACTCTTTATGTGTTTTTCCTGAAAAGAAAGAAGGTCAGAATCAAAAAGGTTGCACACCAAAATCTGGATTTTCTGCTGGACTTGGCCAATGGGCAGTTGTTCCTTCGTCAAATATTGCGGAATCAAAAGTTGCAAACTTGAATGGAGCAGGAGCAGATTGTAAGTTTTCTCAGTCTGATGATGACTTTGCAAAGTTAGCTTCAAATTTTGCTGTTCCGTCTGCATGTAAACCTTTTGATAGTAATGCTATCAATAATGGTCTTAAGAATATGAAGAAAGACATTGAGGCTTTAAGAAATAAACTCAATGGACCTAATAGTGCCCTTTCAAATGCAGAAAACTTTTTAAACGAAGCCAAATCAGTAATCAATGGATTTGCTGATAAAATAACTGGATATGTAAAATGGTTGATTGGTTATATAAAAGATATGGTAATTAGGGGCATTAATTGGGCTCTTAATAAGGCAAAAGCAGCAGCATTTTTAAATCAAAGATTTCAACTTCAAGAAAAAAAAGCAACAGCAATTGATTTAATTCTTTGCCTCTTTAATAAAATTTTAGATAATCTTGCTGGACTAATAGAGAAATTTTTAACTTCTATTGTTGACCGTTATGTTAATATGGCAACCTGTGCGGTCGAAAAGTTTTTGACTGAATTAGTTGGTCAGATAATTGGTCAGATATTATCTGCAGTTAATGGTATTCTAAATGCTGTTTTGGGAACTATTTCTGCTATTAAAGGATTAATTGATTCTATTCTTGATGCTATTTCTTCTCTTTTAGATTTTCTTACTTGTGATGTGAAAGCAGAATGTGCTGAAGTTACCGAATGGAGTCCTTTAGAAGGATCTTCTTCTCCAGGAATTTCTTTGGATGTGAGTAAAATTATGAACTCAGCAAAATCAATTATTTCTTCAGCGACATCAATAGTAGATCCGAATAATTTCAAGTTTAATCTTGATATTAATTCCATGATTGCTGGTGTTGGTGACTCTTGTAATGTTGGACCAATTCTTTGTGGACCACCAAAAATTTCATTCTGGGGTGGAGGTGGAAAAGGTGCTACTGGAAATGCAATTGTAAGTGCTGCAGGTGACATCTTAGGTATAGATATTGTTTCTTCTGGATATGGATATACAAAAGCACCATTTGTGAATATTGAAGATTCTTGTGGAAAAGGAAAAGGTGCCGTTGCTATTGCTGAAATTGGTGATGTTCCTTATGTACCACCGACAACTGGAACTGATGGTACTGGTGGTGGAACTGGTGGTACTGGTGGTACTGGTGGTACTGGTGGAATTGTTGGAGGAACTGGTGGTACTGATATCGGACCAAAACCAGGAGAGATTGTGAAAGGAATTACTAAAATTGTTGTGATTGATAGTGGAACTGACTATCTACCTAAACCAGATGGAAGTAGAGGAGGTGATGGAAGAGTATGGGCAAGTAGATGTCAATCAACAATAAGAAGATCTGATGGTAATTGGGAGTATCCATACAGTCCTGGTGAGATCATGCAAATCAAAACAGGTGACTATGTTCAGTTTGCAGGACAGTCTCCATTTGTTGCTGCTTTTGATACGACAAGCACTGCTCCAGAGTGTCCTCCAGAAGATATTCAAGATCCAAACCTAGGAATTTATCCCGTAATATCTGAGCTTGTTGATGTTAAAATTACTGATCCTGGATTTGGATATAAAGATGGGGATAAAATTGTTGTTACTCCAGATAATGGAACAAAATTAACTCCAAAGTTTGGGTATAATGGTCAACTTATTGGTATTACTATAGAAAATACTGGTATAGGATTTACTGAACTTCCAGAGATTGGTATAGATAGTAATACTGGATATAATGCAATAATTAAACCAGTCTTTAGATTCTTAAGAGGAAATAATTTAATTACTAGAAGAGATACTGGAGTTGGAATTTTGGAAGTTGTAGATTGTGTAGGTAAAAGAGAATGAGTGATAGACATCAAACAAGTTGGGACTATTCTCGTATAGGCACAACACAAGGTGAATTAAGATTTGGTGATGTTGCATTTGATGGAACTAAACTTGCAGCATTGATTCGCAATACAAATCCATCTAAGGCATCTGATCACTTTATGGGGTTTGGTAGTTCTGGAAAATTTAATGGATCCACTTGGAATTCATGCCCTGGAGTATACCAAATTCTTTGTGGAACCACTCCTGTTGATGGAGTTTCTTTTGTAACCTATGCAAAAAATGGTGATATGATTATAGGTGCTCCAAATGGTAGAATCAGAATATTTGCAAAGGACATTGAGTTAATTGCTAGTGGTAGTAGTAATACTACTGGTTTTGTTCAAATTGCTGCCAACGGTGGTATTGAAATTAATTCAAGAACAAATATTAATATTCAAGCAGCGTCAAATATTAATCTTGCAGCAGAAAAACAAGTTCAAGTTGCCTCTCCTGGAAATATTAAAATTAGAGGACCTGGAAATTGGTTGGAGGATTGTGATTTTATTTTTGGACCTATTTCTGGAGCAGTAAGTCCTTTACAATTTATTGATGGTCTTAAAAAATTAATTGGTAGTATTGGAGGTTAATAATGCCCGATCTAGGTAATCTTTTAGTTGGTGGTCAATTTCAAGTAACAGCGAACCTTCCTGGAGGTGTTCCTGGATTGCCCGCAACTGTTTTAGGTGGTGGTGCTGGTACTCCTCCTATTAATGGAAGTGCTTGGGTTGAAGGACCAATGTTAATCGGTTCTCCTATTACATACCCTCTTCCAAGACCTACTGCAACTTTGATGATAGGTAGAAGCAAAAACTACTTAGCACCAGAAACAAATGCACTACCTATTTTGATGGTGAGTAGTAGAGGATCTGCACCTACTCCAACGGATCTTTTGATTGGTGATCCTGCGGGTGGTCCAGTTGGAATGACTATCAACTCTACACTTATCAATATTTTTAATGCAAAAACAGTTTCACTTATATCACCAAAGACAACTGCTGTAAGTAAACTAAATTGGATAGGCAAAGTAAATGTTGTAGGTAAAACAAATATCGCACCCAAATTAAATGTTGGTGGAAAATTAACTGTAGCTGGACTAGTCAAAATAGGTGGAAAACTTACTGTTGCTGGATTAATCAGTAGTCCTACAATTACACTTTTGAAAGCAAAAATTGCATCAAAAAAAGGATTTGATATTCCTCATCCAACAAAGAGTGAACATCGATTAAGATACATTTGTATAGAAGGACCTGCAGCAGAAGTTTATTTTAGAGGAAAACTTAGCGGGTCTAATATAATTAATCTTCCCGATTACTGGAAAGAATTGGTTGATGTTGAGACTATAGGAGTATCTTTAACACCCATTGGAGTGTATCAGGAATTATTTGTTGATAAAATTGAATGGGGGACACGTATTATTGTAAGAAATAATCTTGGTGGACCTATCAACTGCAACTTCGTTATTTTTGCGGAAAGAAAAGATACGCCAAAAAATATTGCAGAATATGAGGGGTTGACACCTAATGACTATCCAGGAGATAATAAAGAATATACTATTAATGGTGGTTGATGAATAAGGTACATGAAATATTTCCACTAGTTGTTTATCAAGGAGAAGTTGATTGTCATAAAGAATTTAAATCCAAATACTTGGAAGTTTTAAAGGAATATTGGTTTAATGGATATGAAAATGAAAGTCCAGAGTTTTCTGGTAAAATATTTTTACATCTCCAAAAAGAGTATAAAATTTTTTTTGATAGCTTGAAAAGAAATATTGATGAGTATATGACGCATTTGAATGTTGATTATACTAAACTAGATTATCATATTATAAAATCCTGGATTGGATATCATGACAAAGATACTCCAGAACTAAATCCACATTATCACAATGAATCTAATATTAGTTTCGTGTATTATTTGAATACAGATGAAACTTCTGATAAGTTTTGCATAAATCAACCATCCAATCAAAATGAAGTTGTTGGTGGATTATTTGAAACATCAAAACAAAGAAACTTACTTCTTGGATTTAACAGATATAATTGCGATTATTATACAATCACGCCAATTGAAGGAACCGTACTACTGTTTCCAAGTCATGTGCATCATTTTACACAAAAATTTACAGAAAGAAGAGATGAAAGAATAACAATTCCAGGTGATATAAAAATCACTTTAAAAAAAGAACATTCTAATTATCATCAAGGGTCAACGCACCCTTCACAATGGTTAGAGTTATGAAAATAAATATTCAAAAGTAGAAAAAAGATGGATCCAAGATATTATACAGTTCTTAATGATGATTTAAAGACTAAGTTGGATGATGCTCATAGTGCGATTGAGGATTCTTCTGAAAGAATTATCGAACTTGATGGCAATAAAGGAGCGTATGACGATATTATTACATCATTAGATAATGATGTTTTATCAGAAGTTAGAACAGTAAATGCTAAAATAGAAGCAGTTGGTGCTGCATATAAGAATCGTATTAATGTAGGATGCAGGACTGATGTTTTTTGGAGAAAAACTGGATTTGCTGGAACAACCTATACTTTAGTTGCAACTCAACTTTCTCTTGCTGGATATGCAGGTACACTTCCAAATGTTGAGTATTTTGATGGTGTTGGGTTTACAACTTATGGTAATTATAATACTTTTGGATATACTCCCGAAAATGCATATGGAATTAAATATTATGATGAACCAGTAACAAAGGATATTGGTGATACTTTTGTTACCAGTTTCATAGGAACGATTGCATTTGGATCAAACAAAATTACTGTTCTTTCAGTTGTTGGATCTTCTTCTACAATTGGAATTAGCACAGGACAATTAGTTACTTCTTCAAAATCAAGTGTTCTTCCTTCTTCAAGTAATATTATTGGGATAGGGACTACTTCTTTGGATAGATCTATTCTCGGAATAACTACAGGATCTGTAGTTACCAGTTTAACTCTTGATACTTTTGCCACAGAAACTGCTTCTGCTCCAGAGTCTGATGGATCTTATGTGACTTTTACGGTGTTAAAATCTACAACTGAGTTTAATTATGATGATTATGAAATTCAGTCCGATAAAGATCCGTATTCTCCTCAGACTATCGGAATTATGACGACGGGTACAATAGGAATTGGAGTTTCTATTGCATATGATAATACAGGATCAAATCCAAATCCAGTTTCTTGGAATCCAGATGCGGTAGATGAGGAAGATCCAAGCACTTTTGAACCTGATGTTGGTGCTGGAATTTATTATTCACTTGTTGGATTTACTTCATATCCAGTTAATCTTAACGGACAAAGAGTTGCCGTTGGATTTGTTACTGCGGTTGATGCAATTCAACTTCCTAGTTTATTGGCAACATCAACACCTTGCCCAACTCAAGAAACTAATTTAACAAATGCAATTACAGAACTAAATACTGCGAAGACTAATATTACATCTGGTATTAGTACTTTAAATTATAAAATAGATGTCGCCAATACTTTTAGGAACGAAAGAAAGCAAATTCAATCTGAAATTTGGGGATTAAGACAACAAATATCTGCGTATCGTGCTGATATAATAACTTATAATAAAGCACTCACCTATCTTGGTGTATCAACTGTAACTAATGTGGTATTATGAAATTTCAACATCCTTTAGATGAATCAAAAACTCTTCATTACGAACAACCATTAACGGATAAACATCTTTTGTTTGTTCAAGGTCGTATTTTAAATCAAAAATATATTAATCTTCCTCCCGAATGGGAAGGTTTAGTTAATCCATCTACAATAACTGTTCATTTGACTTCTATTGGAGCAAATCAGTCATTGATTGTTAAAAGAGTTCAGGGATTGACCGTTCATATTGATACAAATGGATTTCCCCCCGATTTTTATTATTTGATTTTTGCAGAAAGAAGAGATCTGCCTCGTCCACAAACCCTTGACACATGACCCCAAAGGTCCTATAGTACCTAGGTAATCAACGGACGACCGAATGCAAGACGAGTACCTCTCACGCTGCGTGGTGGACCCTATCAAGCGTACAGTGTATCTGTATTCTAACGAAGGGTCAGAGAAGCAAGTGACCTGTGATACGGTAGATGAATTTATGAATGTGCTAGAGTTTGTTCGTTCTGCAGTGGATGAAGAGACTCTCTCATACGCAAATCCACTTTAATTTTCATTTTTGGTCCAAAAATTTTCCCGGTAAAAATTGCCCTTATTACTTTTTTGAAAAAGTATGGTTTATAAAATTTCATACAAAGACCTCAAAGAGGAACCAGTCAAAACCACTCCCGAAAATGTAAAAGAAGCAAATGAAGCACTCTTTACAGCAAAGTGGAATCTCCCTAAAGCAGCAAAACACTGCGGAATGTCACAAAAAGAAATGAAGTTGACATTTTGGGAGTTTATCAAGTATAATCCTATTACTTACCAAGCGTAAGTTTTTTTGGGAGCGTGACGTAACTGGTAGCCGTATCAGACTTAAAATCTGCTGGTCGTATGACCGTGGGGGTTCGATTCCCCCCGCTCCTATGAGGTTCTACCTCTAAATAAACAAAAGTACGGAACCTTTATGAAATACCGTATTGATGCCAGATACATTTGGTATAATCGCGGAACCCAAATTGTTCTGATGTATTTCATAAATCAAATTCCTTTTACTTTTGATGACCTTCCAGACGAATCAATGTTCGATTTGGAATTAATCAAATTAGCAGATAACGAAAGAAGATTTGAACCAGAAGACCTTTATCAAGCATCATATTATTTGATGTTGGAAGAGTGTCATCCTCTTATGTTTGAACTTGAACTGGAAAATCCAGAAATGTTGCCTGTCGATTAATTTGCCTCTAAAGCATTGTGGTGATGCACCGCTCTTGTAAAGCGGAGACGACAGTTCAATTCTGTCTAGAGGCTTGAGTTCTATAACTCCAATGTCACTTATTTCACAACAAGACCGTCAAATGGTCATTGAAGCACTTGAATATTATGTTCAAAAACTTAAGGAAGATAACTGCACTCCTGCCTCTATCAGTGCATTCCAAACCCTCCTTAACTGGGTCGAATTGGAGCACTTCAAACATGAAAGTTAATCTTTGGTATTGTGAGTCCATGAAACAGTGGCGTTGGATTCTTACTGATGATTCAAGACCTATTCTGAAGCAAGAATCTGGACAACAACCACACCTTCGTGATGCTATGAATGATGTAGCAAATACTGTGGAATATATTTTAGAGTGTAAGCAACCTGAATGAAGTCCGACTTCTACATTGATAAAGTAACAAAGAAACAATCAGAAGATCTTTTATTGCAATATCATTACTTAAAAGATATTTCCAAAAGTTTTAAGTCTGGATATAATTATGGACTCTTTGAGAAAAATGAGTTCTCTCCTCTCAATATTGGCGGTCTTCGAGGAGTTTGTATATTTACTGGATTACCAGTACCTGAAATAGCAAAAGGAGCATTTGGACTTGAAAGAAACGAACAACAAGGACTCTTTGAACTCTCAAGACTTTGCATCCACCCTAGTACGCAGTCACGAGAATATAACATCACTTCTTGGTTTGTGTCAAAGGCGATTAGACAATTTCGGAAAGATACTGAAGTTAAAGCAATCCTTTCTTATGCTGATTCAGATCACCATTCTGGTACAATTTATCGCGCTTGCAACTTTAAGTACTACGGTCTCACGGATCGAAAAAAAGATTTCTATTATTCAGACGGAACTAAACACTCTCGTGGAAAAATAAAAGGACAAGAGGGTGAATGGAGAGATCGGAGTAGAAAGCACAGATATTTACTTGTATTTGATAGTGGATTACAAAAACGCTTGACATGGAAAGAAGAAGACGCTAAAATACTAAAGGCGATACAAAACCAAACCCCTTCCGTGTGACTTCGAAACCTCCTCATGGAGGTTTTGTTGTATGCGATAAATAAATTTTTAATAGGTTGAATTGATATGTCAGAACAACAAAATCATCTTTTAGAGTTGCTTGAAAAGCAAAACACTCTTATTGAAGAAATTAATTCTTTAAATACAAAATTAACAACAAAAAGAGATTTACTTCTCAAAGTTCAAGGTATCATTGAATATCTTGATCAACTTGGAGTCACTCTAGATGACCAAAAACAAGAGGATGAAGAAGAGGAAGAAGAAGTATAATTAATTTTATAAAACCTCTAGGATAACTAGAGGTTTTTTTATTGGATAAATAATCCATAACGGAACTTATAAACGAATAAGATGGGATTAAGTCGTCTTGATAATTTTCTGAAAAATACTAGAGGGGAAATTTTGTATGTCGATCCCTCTAGTAGTGATTCAACAGATTCTATAGAAAATCGCGGAAATAGTTTAACTCGTCCATTTAAAACTATTCAGAGGGCATTAATTGAAGCCGCAAGATTCTCTTATCAAAGAGGATTAGATAATGACCGATTTGGAAAAACCACAATCATGGTTTATCCAGGAGAACATATTGTCGATAATAGACCTGGATGGATTCCACTAAGCCCAAATGGAGGTTCTTTTCGTGCTAGATCTGGTGAAGTTGTAACTGATTTTCAACCTTTTGATCTTACTACAAATTTTGATATTAATTCTGATACCAATATTCTTTATAAGTTTAATAGTGTTAGTGGTGGCGTAATAATACCAAGAGGAACTTCTCTTGTTGGTGTAGATTTAAGAAAAACAAAAATTAGACCTAAATATGTTCCAGACCCTAGAAATTCTGCTATTGAAAGATCTGCTATTTTTAAAGTAACTGGTATTTGTTACTTCTGGCAATTTAGTATTCTTGATGCAGATCCTAATGGTTCAGTTTATAAGGATTACACTGCAAATACTTATGTACCTAACTTTTCTCACCACAAACTAACTTGTTTTGAGTACGCTGATGGTGTCAATGATATTAATATTGATGACAATTTCCTGACTTATTCTGTCAATAAGACAGATATGGATCTGTATTATGAAAAAATTGGTATTGCCTATGGTCCTGCAAGTGGAAGAGAGATTCCGCCAGAAGTTACTGGATCTCCCTTAGATATTCAACCAAAAATTGACGAATATCGTATTGTTGGATCTACAGGAGGCAATGTTGGCATCACCAGTATTAAAGCTGGTGATGGGGTTGTTTCTAGTAATGTAATTACTGTAAATCTGGAGCAAAATACTCTAGGTCTTGATGTAGATACTCCTATTAGAATTGAGGGTATTGCATCTTCTGGTTATGATGGACAGTATGTTGTTAGTGAAGTCGTAAGCACAACTCAAATTAAATATCAAGTTTCAACACCTCCAGTTGTACCTCTTCCTTCTGTGACAGGTGCGACTCTTAATATTTCTGTTGACACTGTTACTTCAGCATCTCCATATATCTTTAATATTTCCATGCGATCAGTGTATGGTATGTGTGGAATGCACGCTGATGGTAGCAAAGCAACTGGATTTAAATCCATGGTCGTTGCGCAGTTTACTGGCATTGGACTACAAAAAGATGATAATGCTTTTGTAAAATATAATCCATCTTCTGGACTATATGAGGATAATACTGTAAGTGGAAATGAAAATATTCATACAGATTCTCTTGCCAGATATAAACCAGAATATGAGAACTATCATATAAAATGTTCTAACGATTCTTTCATTCAGGTAGTTTCTGTTTTTGCTATTGGTTATGCACTTCATTTTGTGGTGGAATCTGGTGGAGACCAATCTATCACAAATTCAAACTCCAATTTCGGAGCAAAGTCACTTGTTGCTTTTGGATTTAGAGCTAATGCATATGAAAAAGATGATGTTGGATATATTACTCATGTTATTCCACCAAAAGAACTAGAGTTATCTGAAACTACTCTAGAATTTTCTTCTGTAGATGTTAATCAAACTGTTGGTGTTGCATCAACTGGTCGTCTTTATCTTTATAATGAAACAAACCAATCAATTCCACCAGATAATGTTTTGGAAGGTTATAGGATTGGGGCAAAAGAAAAAGATAGGTTAAATGTATTAATATCTCAAAGTGGAATTACGACTCAATATTCGGCAAGAATTGTTATGCCGAATACTCAATATACTGGAAATGAAATTACTTCCGAAAAATCATATCGTGTTGCTGTTGCTGGTGGAGTAAATTCTATTGGTAGCAACATAATTAATTTGACAACAAATCATTCGCTCTTAAATGGAGAAACTGTAAGAGTAATTAGTAATAATGGACATCTTCCTGATGGAATCATTCCAAATCAAATCTATTATGCTATTACTACTGGACTTTCTGCAAATCAATTAAAACTTGCTCAAACCTTAAATGATGCTCTTGATGATTCTGAGATTACCATAAACAGCAAAGGTGGTATTCTCACTGTCGTAAGTAGAGTGTCTGATAAAAATTCGGGTGACATTGGACATCCAATTCAATATGATACTTCAAATAACTCATGGTATATAAATGTTGGTACTGCAGTTACTGATAATAACATTTATCCCGCATTAGTTGGTTTTGGATCTGCCGTTCTTGGTTCAGCAACTTCAAGAACATTTATCACTCGTAGATCTGATACTCGATCCTTGAATGATTCTCTTTATAGAGTTCGTTATGTTATCCCTAAAGATTCTCCTGTAACAGCTAGACCTCCTTCTGATGGATTTATCATTCAAGAATCAAATTCTACAATTGGAAAAACAAATACTGAAATTGGATATCAGTTTAATCCATCATCAGTAACTCTTTCAAATGTAACAAATTTAAGAAATAATAGATTTATAGCAAATGCTTCTTGGCAAGAAAATTTTGCTGATGTCATCACAGAACTTCCTCACGATCTTTCTGTAGGATCTCAAGTTAAAATTTTAAATGTTACTAGTACAGGTAACTTAGCAGGAGCTGCAAATTCTGCTTTTAATGGTACATTTACTGTAACAGGTATTAGCAGCTCTAAACATTTTAGATATGCCTTAGGAGATAATCCAGGTACATTTACTAATAATACATCAATTCGCAATACTTCATTACCATATTTCCAAAGAAAAAAATATAAAGATACTTATTTGATTTATAGAACTCAAGAAATTAAAAAGTATATTAAAAATGATCAAGATGGTGTATATCATTTAACTCTTATTAATTCTTCTAACTCCCCAAGTGTAACGCCATTTACTGATCTTAAATTACTTCAACCAGTAACTAATTTATATCCTCAACTTAATAGGGACAACCCATCTTCTGATCCAGATCCTTCTGTTTCGTATGCTTTACCTGATCCAATAGGTCAAGTAGTTATTGATGATCCTCAAAACAGTATTACAAAAGAAACAATACAAAAGGTAATAAAGGATTTTAATATTGGCGTTGGTATTACAAATATTATTTCTGATTCTGTGGGTACATCTCATACTATCTTTACTTCAGTTGATCATGGATTGAATAGAGCAACCAATTTAAGTATTATTTCTGGTGGTTCTGGTTATGGTACTGGTATAGGCACGGAATATTTTTATAATGCAACATTGATAGGAGAGTCTGGTACTGGTAAAAATGCTACTGCTAGAATTAAAGTTGATAGTGGTACTATTACTGATATTAAGATAATAGATGGTGGTAGTGCATTTGGAGTTGGAAATACACTTGCGGTATCCGGAGTTCCTACTATTTCTGGTCACACTGCTGGTATTGTAAGTGTAACTTCAATTTATAACAGTGTTGATGAAATTATTAAAATCAGTGGAATAACCTCTGTTGGTTATAAGTCTTATAATTCTCTTTATAGAGTTTCTGGTGTTGTACAAGGAAATTCTAAACAAGTAGAAGTTACTCCTATTTCTCCAATATCTCCTACTGCTGAATCTGGATTAAATCAATTAATCCTCGGAAATTCATCTGCTTCTATTACTGGTAAAGCCATAGGAGTTTCTTCATTAACATATAATGCTTCTACTGGAATTGGAATTGTAACAACCTCAAATAATCATGGATTATTGGTTAATAATGTAATATCTTTAGGTGGAGCTGACAATTCTCTTTATAATGGATCTTTTACAGTTAAGCAGATTAATAGTTTAACTTCATTTGCAATTAATATTGGCGTCGGAACCACATCTCCAGTTGGATCTGGATCAATTTATCTTTATCGTCGTGGTATCGCATCAAATGCTGGTACAGTTACTCCAAACGATGAAAATCTTGGTGGCCGTTTAGTTACTAAGTATGATAGAGTAACAACGACCCTTTCTGCCTCTATTACAGGACCTACTGTAGGTACAATTACAATTCCAGTAACTGGATTGGATTTAAACATTGGTGATTATCTTGAAATTAATGATGAAATCGTAAGAATTAAATCGACTGTTACTAGTGATACTGTTTCAGTATACAGAGGTGTTCTTGGAACTTTAAGTGGATCTCACACTGCGGGATCTGTGGTCAGAAGAATTAAACCAACTCCAATTGAATTCAGAAGACACTCTATCATTCGTGCTTCTGGACATACTTTTGAATATGTTGGTTATGGTCCTGGTAACTATTCAACTGCATTCCCAGATCGTCAGGATCGTCAGATTTCGCCACAGGAAGAATTGATTTCACAATCATTTAAGTCTGAAGGTGGCATCAACTTCTTCACTGGAATGAATGACAAGGGTATTTCATACTCTGGTAATAAGAAGTTAAGTACAATCACTGGACAGGAAGAAATCTTTGATACTCCAATTCAAACAATAACTGGGGAAGATATTTCTAATCAACCATCTCTTAATGTAATCACTCCAGTTGAGGGTAACTTTAGTAATGCAATTCGTGTTGAAGGTGGTGCTGATAATAAAATTATTTCTAAATTTGATGGACCAGTTGTTTTCACAAACAAACTAACCTCTACCTCACCTAAAGGTTTAGAGGCAAGTTCGGTCTTTATTCAAGGTGATGCAACTATTTCTAGAAAATATACTGTAGGAATTGCAACTCCATCTAATGCAGGAAACCCTGGAGATGTTGTTTTCCAAGCAACTCCTGAAAGTGGTGGAACTCTGGGATGGGTTTATACCTCCGATAATAACTGGAGAAGATTTGGCCCTGTCAGCACTTCTACTACAAGTATAAATCTTACGGTTAATCAAATCAATTCAAATTCTTTCATTGGTTCATTTAGTGGTGATGGTTCTGGTCTCTATAATGTTTCCGATATTTGGAGAACGGATGCAGTCGGAGTTCATACATCAACTCCAATTGGTATTGGAACAACAAGTGCAAAATCTGGATTTGGACTTTATGTTGAAGGAAGCACTTCAATCAATGGAACTTTAAGAGTTTTTGAAATCATTGAAACTGCGACAATTACCTCTGGTATTTTGACTACAACAACAGTTCAGAATATTGATTTGGGTGATAATAATGTTTACTATTTTACTTCAGAAGCTCAAGGTAATTGGACTATTAATTTCCGTGGCAATTCGACTCAAACTTTGAATAGTTTCCTTTCGGTAGGTGAATCAACTACTGTTGCTATTATAACAACTCAGGGTGCTACTCCATATTATAATGCTACAGTTCAAATTGATGGTATTAACCAAGCACCAAAATATTATGGTGGAAATATAATTACTTCAGGTAATGCAAATGGAATTGATGTTTATACTTATGTAATTATTAAGACCGCGAACAATACTTATACAGTTTTATATTCTCAATCACAATATAGCTGAGGAGAGCAGTAAATGAGTCCACTTCTAGGTGCAATTGGAGATTCTTCAGAATACTCTTATAGAGGAAATCTTGATGATTTGCCTAATGATTTTTCTTTCACTAATGTGAGTAATGCCGAACCGGGTATAGCATATACTACTGGACCAGTGACTATCAGTGGAATTAACAATAAAATATTAGTGTCTGTTAGTGCTGGATCATCGATTGCGGTTAGTAGTGGAATATTTACAAGTGGACCTGTTTATGTTAGAAATAATCAAACGATTTCTATTAGGATTCCAACTACCAAAGGAACTGATGCAGATTTTTCTAAATCATATTTTTCTAGAGTTAAAGTTGGTAAACTAAACAAAGATTGGGTAGTTACTACAAGAAATAAAGATTTAACTCCGGATCCATTTACATTTACTAGTTTTTCTAATCAGGAATTGGGTGTTGTAAGAACTAGTAATACGATTACAATTACTGGAATAGAAACTTCTGTTCCTACAAATGCATCGATTACTTCTGGTATTGGATCTTTCAGTAAAAATGGAGGTCCGACAGGTGTTGCTGCAACAGTTGGAAATGGTGACACTATTGCAATAACTCTTTCAGGACCTACAAATTATTCGGAAGTTAATAACACCACATTTACTGTAGGAACTTATACCGCATCATTTTCTGTTTCAACTAGAGCATCTGATACAACTGTCGATCAATTTTCTTTTCCAAATTATGTAAATGTTGGTCTCTCATCTTCTTTTGATAGTGTTCCAATAGTATTATCTGGTGCAGATACTAATACTTTTACAGCTCCTGTGCCATTGACTGCGACAGTTTCTGGTGGATTTTTGAAAGTTGTAAGAGCATCGTCTATCGTTAGAGATTTTAATGCAAATCCAACAACTGTTTATAATGGTGATGTTTTAACTTTGCGATTAAATTCTTCTCCTAGTTATAGTACAAATACATCTGCAATTCTAACAATTACTGGCGCAAATACTCCTGTGGGTGTTACTAGTACTTTTAGACTTACTACAAGACCGATTATAAGTGACACTATTCCAAATCAGTTTCAGTTTGTGGATAAATCTGGACAAGGAAGAAATATATCTACTATTAGTGATCCTATTACTATTTCTGGAATTACAACTCATGCTAATGATTTTGCAAGTGCATTCTTAACAAATAATAATGATGGTGGACAATTTAGAATCACTAGAGGAGGTGTTGTTGTAAGGGATTTTAGTGCAGATCCTGCTCAAATTCGCAATGGTGATGTAATTAATTTAAAAATTACTACTTCTCCAGCTTCAAATGGTTCAGTTTTAACTAGATTTAATGTTTCCGGTACTGATAATACTGATATTAATAATATCGTATCTCAAACAATTAATGATACCTGGATCGTTCAAAGTGCTGTTAGAAATTGTACATTAGTTGCTCCAACATTTACTAATGTTTCAGATGCAGATCCCGCTTCATTAAAATCTGTAACTTTTACTCCAGTAAGCTATGATAGTGATTGTGGAGTTGTTGTTAATACTTCAAATACAAGTTCATATTTAAATGTAAATGGTACTATTGGAAATAATTTAACAGTTCTTCCTGGAGTTGCATGTACTGTTTTCATGACAGCTCCAGATTTCTCGACAACAAGAACAACAACTGTAACTCTAACTGCTAATAATAATATACCATCTCCAATTACAACATCTTCTAATTGGTCAATATCTTCTAGATCTACTAATGATCCTACTGCTACTATTACCGCAAATCCTTCTACAATTTCTTGTAATGAAAGTAGCACACTAACTTGGTTCACTACTAAAGCCGCAAGCATAACAACGAATGGATTCACCGGAGTAACTACATCAGGATCACTTTCTGTTGGACCTTTAAAACAAACTACAACTTTTTCAATTACTGCTAGAAGCACTGATAATACTACAGCAACTTCTTCTATAACAGTTTTGGTTAATAGTACTGCTGATGTTCAGTTAAATGCTAGTTCGACAAGCATTGCGTATAACGGAAGTGTAACCTTAAGTTGGTCATCATCCAACGCAAGTAGTGTGGTTTCTAACTTTGGAGTAAGTGCTACATCGGGATCAATTACTTTGAATAATTTAAAATCTACAACAACTTATACAATAAGAGCAGTTTCAAATAGTGGATGCGCAGATTCTGCAACTAAGAGTGTTACAGTGAATGTTGCATCTTGCACAAAAACAACAAATGTAGAAAATGTTGCAGCTGGTGTAGCAATAAATTATACTTTATCTGATGCTGGACAGGGTTATGCTTATTATTATACTGGTGCCTCTGGTTATGGGTTGGCCAGTGAATCGAGAAGATCTTTGAATACTACTGGAGCTCAGACTTATGATGGAAATAGTGTTCCATCAAAAACTGAGACCTATTTTACTGTTCCTAATAATGTTTATTCAATTAATTGTGAGTGTAATGGTGGTGGTGGTGGTGGTGGTGGTGGTGGAGATCCCCGCTTAGGTGGTGGTGGTGGAGGAGGAGGTAGAGCATTTGGTACTATTTTCACTTCTCCCGGAAGAATATATAAAATTATCTATGGTCCTGGTGGTGCTGGTGCTCCTGGTGGTGATGCTGGAAGGACTCCAAATCTTTCAGGGGGAACGGGAAGTTTTGGGATGACTGGTCAGGGTTCAGCGATTCAAACTCAAAATTCTGATGGTACTTGGAGTGATCTTCTAAGAGGAAGAGGTGGTTATGGTGGAGGAAGAAGTTTGGGAGGTACTGGTGGTGGTGGAACTCCCAGTTCATGGCAAACATATAATGGAACAAATGTTAATAATACTGGTAATGGTGGAGTTAATAATGGAAGTGATGGATCGGTAACTAATGCAGGAGCACTTTATCGTTCTGGTGGAAATGGTGGAGGAAAAAATACTAACGGATCTAATGGAATAGGAGGTTGGATCTCTATTTCATGGACACAATCTATTAAAGGAGCTAGTTGGAGCGATCTAATAAGCAGAATTGCTCAACAGTATAAAAATTCTTTCAATAGACCTCCCACTTCTCAAGAAATGAATTATTGGATTGAAGTATATGTAAATTACAGTTATAATACTGTAACTGAAATTCAATCTGCAATTGCAGGTTCTGGTGCTTTTTACTCTAGTACTGGTGCAATTGATGAGTGTGGAACTAGAGTTTAATATACCTAAATAAAAAAAAGGTAGGCGCTCTCCTCCAATGGGTATTCAAAAGAACTTTATTATCCGTAATGGATTAGAAGTAGACGGTAATATATTCGTTGTTGATGCAATAACCAATAATGTTGGTTTGGGAACATCAAATCCAAAGAATACTTTGGAAGTCATAGGTGGAATTGCAGCCACACACATCAGTGTTCTTGGCGTAAGCACTATAGTCAGTGAACTTAATATCGGACTTGGTGGTACAGTAATTACTTCATTAAATTCTGGACTTACTGGTTTTAATACCACATCTCCAGCGTATATTGTTGATATTCGCTCACCAGTATCAACAGGACAAACTGCATTATATGTTCAAGGTGATGTAGAAATTACTGGTGATTTATATGCAGATGATATAAATCTAGATCAAGCAACTTTTAATAACATAGAAGTTGTTGGCGTAGCAACAGTTGGAATTTTAACTGCGAATGATCTTTATGCTGGATTTACTACTACATCATCGCTAGCAGTTGTTGATCCAACATTAGCAGTATTAACTGTTGGACACAATGTAGATGGATCTGGTCAAGATCATCTTGGAATTTATTATGATAATTCTTTAGGAACTCCTGGTACCGGTGGAACTGCAAATATCTTTACATCAAATGGAGATCTAAGATTTGATGTTGTTGATGGAACTTCTAACTTTATTTTTGGATCTCAATTTGTTAATGATCATGTAACTATAAATGGTTCTGATGGATCAGTGACAGTTTCTGGAGCACTATTTGCTAACTCAGTTTCAGTTACTGGTTTAGTTACTACAACTGATGCTTATATTGGATTTGGAACAGTCGTTATATTTCAATCTGATGATGGTATTATAACAACTCTAAGTGGATCAAACTTAGAGTATAGTGGTATTGGTACTATTAATACTGTATCAAGTGATCTTGCACAAGTAAACACTGGTATCGTAACTAATCTAATTACCTCTGGTATTGGTACTATTAATACTGTAGCAAGTGATCTTGCACAAGTAAACACTGGTATTATAACAACTCTAAGTGGATCAAACTTAGAGTATAGTGGTATTGGTTCCTTTGGTAGCGTAAATGCTGATATTGGTAGAATTAATACTGGTATTATAACAACTCTAAGTGGATCAAACTTAGAGTATAGTGGTATTGGTTCCTTTGGTAGCGTAAATGCTGATATTGGTAGAATTAATACTGGTATTATAACAACTCTAAGTGGTACTACATTAAATTATTCTGGTATTGGTACTATTGTTAATTTTAATGCAACTAATGTAATTGTATCTGGTGTTACTACAACGGGTTCTTTAGCAGTTAATACTGAATTTGATGTCTATGCAGCAGACTCAACTTTTCATGGCAATTTAACAATTGATGGAAACTTATCAATTGGTGGCACATCAACAATTATTAATGCGGCACAAGTAAGAGTAGAAGATAAAGATATTGTTCTTGGATTTACTACGACAATAACACCAAGTGATGATACTGCAAATCACGGTGGTATTGCGATTGCATCAACAGAAGGTTATCCACTAATCTCAATGTCAGCATCTGGTATTAATACCTTACCGGATACTTATAAACAAATTATGTGGTTAAAGCGCAATACAATGGGTGCTGGAACCACTGATGCATTCTTATTTAATTATGCTGTTGGTGTTGGAAGTACACAAGTTCCAAATGGAGTAACATTTGCTGCCGGTAGTATACAGTTTACTGATAATGTAATCAACACTACAAATCTAAATGTAACTGGTGTTGGTACTATTAATACTGCGGTAATTAATACTGGATATGTAAACACTGGTATTATTACGACAATCAATGGTTCAAACCTTGATTATATTGGTATTGGATCCTTTGGTAGTGTTAGAACCGGTCAATTAAATGTTTCTGGCGTTTCTACCTTCACCAATACAATTGAGTTTGATTCTGGACTTAAAGATTTTTATAATCAAGTAGGTGCTGCAGGATCAGTTTTAGTTTCTACAGGCGCTGGTGTAAGTTGGACTACTCCGTTCGCGGCAGGTATTCAAGGTATTCAAGGTATTCAAGGTGTTCAAGGAACTCAAGGAATCCAAGGTGTTCAAGGAACTCAAGGAATCCAAGGTGTTCAAGGAACTCAAGGAACTCAAGGAACTCAAGGAACTCAAGGAACTCAAGGAACCCAAGGAATTTTAGGTCTTCAAGGAACTCAAGGAACCACAGGAACAGGTACTCAAGGTATTCAAGGTATTGAAGGAACAGGTACTCAAGGTATTCAAGGTATTGAAGGAACAGGTACTCAAGGTATTCAAGGTATTGAAGGAACAGGTACTCAAGGTACTACAGGTTCTCAAGGTATTCAAGGACCATCTGGCGATGGCGGCGGCGGCGGTGGATCTCAAGGTACTCAAGGTACTCAAGGTACAACTGGAACAGGTACTCAAGGTACTCAAGGTACAACTGGAACAGGTACTCAAGGTACTCAAGGTACAACTGGAACAGGTACTCAAGGTACTCAAGGTACAACTGGAACAGGTACTCAAGGTACTCAAGGTACAACTGGAACAGGTACTCAAGGTACTCAAGGTACAACT